AGGTCATGACCTTCACGGAGCATGACGTAAACGACGATGTGGAACACCCGCTCTACGAAGAGCAGTGGACGACGGTAATGACGCTCGGCATCACGATCCGGTCGGACGGAAATGCCGAGTACCTCGATGTGACTTGGGGAGCCGATGAGCCCCTGGCATGCTGGGGAAATGCTTTACTGGAATGCATGATTCGGGCGCTTGCTCCGGCTCATGTGTATGTCATTTTTATGTATGAGGAGGAGGCCTGATGGCTACTCAGGGATATTGGAAATCCGGCGCGGTTGACTCGCCGCCCGACACTTCTACGCTTACTTCCAAGGGCTACCCGACGTCGGGCGACCCGAAAACGGGCACCCCGGCGACGAAGCCGGGAGCGGCCTGGTATTACTTGCAGGATCAAATGAGAAATTCCGTCATCGATGCCGCCGGGATGGCGCTGGCTGAACCACCCTCCGCAACTCAGTTCCTCGAAGCGCTGCGCTCGATGGCCTGGCTTGCCGACAATACGATCGCCGGAGGAAAGATTGCCGATGCCTCAATCACCGGGGCAAAGCTTGCCGCGAAAACTGTCGCCGAGGGGAATCTCGCGGATCTATCGGTGTCGACGGCAAAACTCGCGGCAGGCAGCGTAACCGGGGATAAGATCGCACAAGGTGCGGTCGACGGCGCGCGCCTTGCGGCGCAGAGCGTCACTTTCTCGCATCTCCTCCCGGCGCTTATCGCGACCGAGGGGCAAGTCACTGAAGGCACCGCAAAGAACGTACTGATGACGCCGTTCCTGACGAGACTGATGGTCGGGGCCTTCATTCCGCCGTCGGTGCCTCCCGGCACGCTCATCCACTACGCCGGGCGCACGGTCCCGAGCGGCTGGCTCATCTGCAACGGCGCGAATGTGAGCCGAACCGACTACGCGGCCCTTTTCGCGGCTATCGGCACGACCTACGGCGCTGGCGACGGGTCGACAACCTTCGGCCTGCCGAATTTGGACGTTCGCTTCCTCGAGGGCACGACATCGGCTTCTTCGGTCGGCACTTACTACTCAGCGGGGTTACCGAACATCATGGGGTCTTTCACCTCTCACGGCAATACTGGCTCGATGCAGACCACTGGGGCCTTTACGAACGGGGAATCCGGGGTCCATTCGAATAGCGGCGGCGCATCGGATGGAAGACACGTTTACATGGACGCTAACAGGTGTTCATATGTATACGGAGGGACCAGAACAGTTCAACCAGCGGCGCTGCTGACGCTAGTCCTCATTAAAACTTGATCAGGACTAAAGCCGACATCGCCGGGGGCTTAACCGTTGAGCTATTGCCGTACACGCCGGAACTCCTTCCGCTTTCTGCGGGCCAGTTGCCGGGCCTGCATCAGAGAGACCTCGGGCCATCGTCCGAGGCTCAGATCAGTAACCCTGCCTCCGTAGGAAATGCGGAGACACCAACTTTTGACCCCCGAGGGGTAAACCCGAAGGGTGAGGCCGTGGCCATCGGTCACGGTGTATCGCTTTTCACGCGGTCGCAAGGCCGCAATTTTTCTTGTAGAGAGGTTTTTCGACATGAAGCCCAATGAGATCAAAGAAATCCCCCACGTCGATGAGGACGGTTACTTCGATGGCATGGTGGCCTGCATGGCCGACGCGAAGGGCTCGCTGATGCTCGGCGCGGACTGCTATGACATCGCCGCCCCCGAAGACGATGGGAAGCACTTTTACAAGCTGTCTGCCGACAAAAATGGCTGGGAGGCGGAAGCTATTCCGCAAACGGCCGAGGAATGCGTCGGCATCGTGCTCGATCATCACAAACAGACGGAAAGAATTCACAAACTCCGCACTGTTTTCGATGAGCTCACGAAGAACTCGGCGACCTATCGCCTTGTCCAAGACCCGGAAACGAATGCCCGCTCGATCGAAAAGATTCCGGAACAGACTGTTGAGGAAGCGCGCTCCGAGAAGATGCGGGCCCTCGACTCTGCCTTTACGTCTTGGTATGAGGACGGCGCGACACTAAAGTCTTCTCTGGGCTTCGAAGCCGACTCGGACTCCCGCGCCATGCAGGACGTGAACGGCCTAGTCACGGCGGCGGAATCTTCGGCCGCCTTCGTGGACACGGAGAGCGGGGGCGGTCTGATCTTCATGGACGCCAACAACGTTGGGCATCAAGTCAGTCTTGACCAACTCAAGGCTCTGCAGCTCGAAATTATTCAGGCCGGACAGGCAGCCTATCAGGAAAAATGGAAGCTGCGCGACGCGATTGAAAAGGCGAAGACGAAAGAGGAGCTGGGAAAGATCGTCATCGCCTTCCATCCGGTTGACTTCTCTACGAAGTGATGCGGCGCTATCTGAAGCAGGTGCTCATCGCCTTTGATCAGCTCATCAACGCTCTCCTGGGCGGGTGGGCTGATGAGAGCCTCTCTGCGCACGCATGGCGACAGCACCTAGAAGGGAAACGAAATTGGCCGTATTTGCTCATCGATGCGATCTTGTTCTTCGATGGCAATCATTGCCGGACGAGCTATGAGAGTGAGCTAGAGCGGACCCAACTGCCGCCCAGCATGCGGGGCTAGGTATAATCGCCGCCAGCATGAAGCAAGGACGCGGCGCATAGCCTGTTCCTGCCTATCCACACCTACCGACGGCCGAGGCAAGGAATTCCCGGCGTATCGCCGGAGGATAGGCCCCCGCTAGGGGTGTAGAAGCGACAAAGCCCAGTGCGCTAACACCGGGCTGAGTCAATGATGCAAGGGGTGGTTATGCATGCCTTCACTCTTGCTTCGTGTCAGATTATGCCACACGACATCGTTGTGGTGACGGGCGACATCAATATTGATGGGCTCGTCATTGCCGTCATTATTGCGGCGTGGCTGATCGGCAAGAGGCGTTAAGCCGCAGGGGTCGTTCTTCTTCGGGAGTTCGGCCCCTCTTGCTATCTGTCTGCTCAGGCCCGCCAATGCGCGGGCTTTTTTTATGGGTGAATTGATGCTCTATGTGAAATGGATATGTCTGTTGCCGCTGAGCTTCGTCATGGCGGTCGTTGGGAGGCTGCTCGCGCCGATCCTGCCGTTCTTCGCGAAGTCAGACGGCTATCTGCCCTCGTGGCTTTCGTGGTTTCAGACGCCTGACAACCCTCTTGATGGCGACAAAGGCCATTGGGAGCGCTGGCCGGGTACCTCGGCGTGGGCCACCTACAGACGACGGGTTGCGTGGCTTCTCCGGAACGTCTGCTACGGCTTCGATATCTCGGTGCTCGGACAGAAGACCTATCCGGGAGACCGGCTGGAAATGCTCGGCGAGGAGGGCGTCTCGGATCAGCCTTACGGAAGGTCCGGCTACTGGGTTAAACGCGTCTATCACGGCGAAAAGCTGGTCTGCTGGCACCTCTATGTCATCCGGCAGTGGAGCTTACTGCCGTCGAAGTGCCTGCGCATTTCAATGGGATGGAAGCTCTTCAGCTTTGATGGTTTGAAAGAAGAGATGCATCAGCTCACCTGCTACTGCAACCCCTTAAAAACCTTCAAACAATAATGAGGTCATTATGACTAAGGAAGAAGTTCTCGCCAAGCTCAAGGAGCTCGGTATCGACGTGAACGGCGCAACGGATGAAGTGATCCAGAAGGCGCAGGCGTGGCTTGAAGACCAGAAGGCACAGCTCGATACCGAGACGCGCCGCAAGGTCAGAGCCGCGTGGATCGCGATCTCGGTCGTTGCTCTCGTCGTCGGACTTGCGGTCGGCTGGTACGGCCGCATCCTGCTCGGGTGACGCAATGCACTCACTTCTACCGGTAGGGACTGAGGCGGAGTGGATAAAGATAGGTGCGGTATTGGGGGTGATCTGGGGGGCGACGTTAGAGAGCGTTGCCCCCTTGGTCTATTGGTATCTGGCCTTCATGGCGGCCGACCTTCTCACCGGGATATGGGCCGCCTGCCGGACCGGGACTTTCAGCTCAAAGCGCCTTAGCTTTGGGATGGCGAAGAAGGGACTTGCCTTTTTCATCATCACTCTTGCGCACGGCATCGACGTTTCGTTTTGGTTCGTGCTCCACGACATGCCACTTTTTCAAAGCGTGACGCTCTGCGCCTATGCCTGCGGCGAATTCGGTTCAATCGTCGAAAACATAGAGAGAGCTGGTTTCGGAGACGCACTGCCTCCAGTCCTCAAGAAGCTTTTCTTGACGCTTGAGAAGCGCCTTGAGAATGCCGTGGACTCCAAGCTCGATCAGATCGGACTCGACGACGAGGAGAAAGACAAGAAGAGCAAATAGCAAAAGCCG